TCGTTTATCACAAAAACAAATATTATTGGTAAACAAGATGGCTATATTCTTAGACAAGCATTATAAAGCACCGTCTACAGAAGCAGTACCAGCAGAAAGTATTGTAGAATCATCGGTAAAAAGTTTACGTAGAAAAGTTGCGTAAAAAGTACTTGACAGTAAGTACTATAAACTGTATACTGTACAGGCTAACAAAGGCAAACGTAATCTAATAGATTACACCAAAAAGTTAACACTGAGTTAACTTACTATTATAGGCTAATAAAGGAGATACATTATGGCATCTTTAGCAGATATCCGTGCTAAATTACAAGCACAAGACAAGAAGAGCACAAGCTCTAACATGGCGTCAGATAACGCCATCTTCGCTCACTGGAACATACCAGAGGGCACATCAGCAACACTTAGATTCTTACCAGACGCAGACGAGAACAATACTTTCTTTTGGAAAGAAAGACAAATGATTCGTTTGAGTTTTCCTGGTGTAAAGGGTCAAGACGAAACTAAACCAGTAACAGTACAGGTTCCATGTGTGGAAATGTGGGGAGAACAATGCCCAGTTCATGCAGAAATCCGTCCTTGGTTTAAAGATACGACTATGGAAGACATGGGTCGTAAGTATTGGAAAAAACGTTCGTACATTTTCCAAGGTTTTGTAACTGCAAGTGATATGCAGGAAGACAGTCTTCCAGAAAATCCAATCAGACGATTTGTTATTTCACCTCAGATTTATAAAATTATCAGCTCAGCATTGATGGATCCTGAATTTCAGGAGATCCCAACTGATTTTGAAGCAGGTACTGATTTCACAGTTAAGAAATCTACCAAAGGTCAGTATGCTGATTATTCAACATCTAATTGGGCTCGTAGAGAACGTGGTCTAGATCAAGCAGAACGTGATGCTATTGCAAAACATGGTTTGTTTAATCTAAATGACTTCCTTCCTAAGAAGCCAGATGCAGAATCGCTAAATGCAATTTTTGAAATGTTTGAAGCGAGTGTTGATGGACAACTATATGATCCAGAACGTTTTGGTTCTTATTACCGTCCATATGGTGTAGATGCACCAAGTGGTAGTTCACCTAAGCCAGAAGCTAAGGTAATTGAAACTACTGCTAGTACACCGCAACCAGCACCTCAACCGGCACCAGTAGCACCCGTTGCTCCGGCGCCAGCACCACAACCAGCTCCAGCACCAGTAAACAAGCAACCAGAAATGGCAACTGCTACTGCGGCTCCAGCAGGTGATGCACCAAGTGCTCAAGACATTTTAGCGGCTATTAGAAATAGAAAGCAGTAATTAAATCTAGAGTGTAGCTTCGGCTACACTCTCTTAACAGGAGAAAAAACATATGGCAAAACCATTTGACGTAAGTAAGTTCCGTAAAAGTATTACAAAGTCAGTTCCAGGTCTTTCAGTAGGCTTTAATGATCCTGACACTTGGATATCTACAGGAAATTACACATTAAACAAACTTATCAGTGATGACTTTCATAAAGGTGTACCACTAGGTAAAGTTACAGTACTTGCAGGAGAATCAGGTGCTGGTAAATCATTTATTGCCGCCGGCAATATTGTAAAAAATGCACAAGATCAAGGCATATTTGTTATTCTTATTGATAGTGAGAACGCACTAGATGAGAAATGGCTACACGCCTTGGATGTGGATACAAATCCAGAAAAACTACTAAAACTAAACATGAGTATGATTGATGATGTTGCTAAAACAGTAAGTGACTTTATGAGAGATTATAAAGCAGAATATGCTGAAGCAAATGAAGAAGATCGTCCTAAGGTATTGTTTGTAGTAGACAGTTTGGGTATGTTACTAACACCAACAGATGTTGATCAGTTTCAAAAAGGTGATATGAAAGGTGATATGGGTCGTAAGCCTAAAGCACTAACATCACTAGTTAGAAACACAGTTAATATGTTTGGACAATATAATGTGGGTATGGTATGTACTAATCATACGTATGCTTCACAAGATATGTTTGATCCAGATGATAAAATATCTGGTGGACAAGGCTTTATATATGCAAGTAGTATTGTTATTGCAATGCGAAAACTTAAATTAAAAGTTGATGCAGACGGTAATAAGACCAGTGAAGTACATGGTATTAGAGCGGCCTGTAAAGTAATGAAAACAAGATATAGTAAACCATTTGAAAGTGTACAAGTAGAAATTCCTTATGAAACAGGAATGAGTCCTTACAGTGGTTTGGTAGACTTCTTTGAAGGTAAAGGTGCCCTCAAAAAGACTGGAAACAGATTAGAATATACTAGTCCTGTTACTGGTGAAGTATTAACAAAGTTTCGTAAAGCCTGGGCAAGTAATGAAGCAGAACATCTAGCTCTAGTAATGAACGAATGGGAAAAGCAACCGCAAGATGTGCAAGACGCCCTTCCAGAAATAGAAGCACCTGAAGTAACCGAGGAGTAAGAATGAATATAACAGATGGAGATTTTGAATTATTGTTTAATCTGTATGATGAAGCTAAAGAATTTATGAGTGAAAAAGATAAACCTGAATTCGCTAATAAGTTTGTTTATCACCTAGCTGATTATGGCATGGAAGTAAAACCAGCGGCCAAAGAGATAGCTGATCATTGTGATTATCTTGCAGATGCTATGGATAATTTTTTAGAAAACAACGATGACGACGAAGAACCTTTTGATGATTATAGTGAAGATAGCTATAATGATGATGACGATAACGGCTATTAACTATGAGTGTATGGTATCGTAAAGTAACTGCAAATTTAGGCGAGATAGTTGGTACTATTTCTCATTTTGAGAAAGAAATTGATCAAGCTCGTTTTGAATGTGGAATGAAAGGCAATCTCGAAAAGCATAGTAGAGAAATGCCTGGTATTGTGGAGCATAGATTTAATCAGTTACAGGAAGTAGAAGCAATACTAGAGTTTCTCAATACTGAAATGAGAAAACTACGTGCTAAAACATTTAGAAAATACTTGGAAAACTATAATAAAGCATTAAGTAGTAGAGATGCAGAAAAGTATGTAGATGGAGAACAAGAAGTGGTTGATTTACAGTATTTAATCAATGATTTTAGTTTAGTACGTAATCGATACATAGGGATTATTAAGGCTTTAGAAGCTAAAGGCTTTCAAATAAACAACATAGTTAAGCTAAGAGCGGCTGGTTTAGAAGATATTTCGTTATAATGCCATATTATTGGTTGACAAAAATTTTTTAAAGCCGTATACTAGCAGTATAGATTGTAAAAACCAAATGGGCGGACAATACCAAACAAGGAGCAAACTATGCCAAAGCAAAACGTATTTAAAAATGTTACTACATTAGATGTAATGTGTGCTTCAATCGAAGTGTACAAATCACAAGGCTTTATTAAAAGTGGCCACGGCTATACTGATAATAAAGATCCAGAAAATCCAATAAATATTGACGATAATAAAACAATGATTAATTCATTGTTATCGTCAAAAAATCTAAAATTTTCAGAACAAACTGTAGAAGAAGCTAGTAATCTTATCAATAGTATTAATGGTAAGCTAATGCTTAAAAAAATGACTAATACTCTAAATAATTTTGAGACTAATGTTGTAAAAGCATTATCAGAAGCTGACGTTAATAAATTCTCAATAAGTATTATTGCAAGTTTACCACATAGTGTTGGTATTGACAAAAAACGTGAAGAAGTAGCTGATCGTATGTCTAGCCTTAAACACAGTAGTCAATATTTTGGTACAAAAGGTAAACGTTTTGATATTGATGTACAAGTATTAGATGTAAAGTTTATACAAACTAGTAATGTATATATGATTTCTAGTTGTTATGCAGAAAAAGATATTGTTAAGTTTTGGTGGAGAGATCAGCCAGATATTAGTGATATTATTGCTAACAAAACTATTAAGATTCGTGCCACAGTTAATAAGCATGAACTATCTAAATATACCGGAGCCAAAGAAACTATGGTAAATCGTGTTAAAATTTTAAGTATTACATAATGGAAAATAAATTTATAGATCCAAAAAACAAAAGTACAGTAGGTACTAGTTGGTTAAATCTTGGCAATCATGTTTTGGTTGTAGGTTTTATTGCTTGTATTGTATTTGTAGTATATGCGAGTTACTAATGATAGATATACTTATAAAATCTATTGTAGGTGGGTTGCTAATTGGTATAGTAAGTACAATAGCACAAAAAAATCCAACAGCCGGTGCCTTTATAATGGGAATACCATTGGTAAGTTTTATTACATTGGTAATCATGCATTATAGTGGAGTAGATTTTCAAACTTTAAAAACATTTAGTTATCAAACAGTATATTTTGTGTTATTAAGTTTAATTTTCTTTCCTTTGTTCATTTGGTTTTATCCAAGTGGATTTTGGGTAGCACTTATTTCTAGTGCAACAGGTGTTGGTATAATGATGGCAATCCTAGCAAAAATAATT